ATCCCCGATTTCCTGAAGGTCTATCCCAAGCACCTGGGCGAATGGGCGGGCGGGCGCGGTGGCCCGGTGACCTTTGTCATGATCTTCGATGACGGGCTGGGCGAGATCGAATTCACCGTCGAATTCATGGCCTTTGGTGACGACATCCAGGGCAGCTTGCGCGGGTATCAGGCGACCGACATCTGGCTGCACGAGATGGACACCAACCCGATCGACGTGATCGTGAACGCGATCACCCGGATCGGCCGTTACCCGGGCCAGCCGCATTTCGCAGGCTACCCGGACCATCTGCGCCTGTATCGGCAGTTGATCGGCGATTTCAACGCGCCGGAACCGGGCAACTGGGCCATCGACCTGTTCCATGATCAGGCCAAGCGGGACGAGGTGCTGGACCTTCTGAACAAGCAACTGCCCGAGGGCATGCCGAAGATCAGCATCAGCTTCTATCGCCAGCCCGGCTTTGGCGAACCCGATTGCGAGAACCTGCAAAACCTGCCGCCCGGCTATTACGAGGGGCAGATCGCCACCATGACCCTGCTGGGCCGGTCGGATCAGATCGACCGGCTGGTGCGCAACAGGATCGTGCATGAACGCGCCGGTGAGCCGGTGTTTCAGCGCGAGTTCAGCCGCCGCATCCATGTGGCAGAGGCCCCGTTGCAGCCATGGCCGGGCGTGCCTTTGCGGCTGGGGATGGACCAGGGCCTGAAGGGTGCGGCCGTGGTGGGTCAGGTGCTGATCGAGGGCACGGGAATGCTGCGCCGGATCAACTGGCAAATCCTGGCCGAGTTGCATTTTCCCAAGGAACGCCTGCTGGCGCGGGTTTTTGGCGAGCGGCTGGCCGACCTGCTGGCCGAACCCCGCTTTCAGGGTTGCCGGATCGAAGGCGCCTGGGCCGACATGGCGGGTGAACATGGCGCATCCGAAGCCGCCGACGAAAACGACACCTGGAACCGCCTTGTCGGGCGGGCCGCAGGTTTCCGGGTGCGGCCGCAGCGGATCGGCACCAACCGCATCACGCCGCGGCTGGAAGCGGTGCGGGCGCAACTGGAAGCGCCGATCCATGCCGGGCAGCCGGGCCTGCTGATTGACCCCGGCTGCACCTTCCTGATTGCCGGGTTTGAGGCCCGCTATGTTTGGACCTTCGACATCAACGCTCAGGGCGACAAGCGGAAGGTGCCGGACAAGAGCCTGACCGAAGCGAACGTGATGGACGCCCTGCAATACCTGCTGCTGTCGGCCAGCAAGGCCGATGGCACCGCCCCCGGCAGCTTTCCTGACACCGCCCGGCCCGAAGCCATGGGCCACAACGGCGGCCCCGCCCTGGACGATACCCGGGGCGGCCTGACAACGACCTACGACCTGCTGAACCCTTATGGAGGACTGTGAAGTGACGAAATTTCAAAAGCTGCCGGTAGTGATCGACGCGATCCTCTACACCGGCGAAAACCTTGCTGCGGTGTTTGAATTCACCGGCAAGCACCCGAAATGGGATCAGTGGTTTTCCTCTTTTGGGGACTACGAGGCCTTTGTGAAGGCCGACCGGGGGGTGTTCAAAATTTACACTCTTGAAGGCACTATGGAGGCGAACCCCGGCGACTGGATCATCCGGGGCGTGAAGGGCGAGCACTACCCCTGCAAGCCCGATATCTTCGCTGCGACCTACGTGCCTGCCACCGCCCCGATCAGTGGCATGTCGTTCGGAGATGCCTTGGTGGCGCTGAAAGCTGGCGCGAAGGTGGCGCGCCGGGGATGGAACGGCAAGGGCATGTGGCTCGCCTATGTGTCCTCCGGTGCCTATGATGTGGGCGTCAAGACCATGATCGGCGCTGACGATCTGCTGCCGTGGATCGGCATGAAGACAGCCGACAACGGCTTTGTCCCTTGGCTGGCCAGCCAGACCGACATGCTGGCCGAGGACTGGGGTGTGGTGCTGTGATCATGGCCGACCGCATCCGCGAAATTGCAATGGAGATCGCCGCAGAAGTCGAGCGGGCCGAGCGCAAGCATCCCCCGATGCATTCACCCCACGAAGGTTGGAGCGTCATTTTTGAAGAGCTGGAGGAGTTGCGAGAACACGTGCGGGCCGACACCGGCCGGTCGGACGAAGCGCGCAAGGAAGCTATCCAGATTGCCGCGATGGGGCTGCGCTATGCCCTAAACCTTTGTGAGGGCTGATCATGACCGAACCCGCTGACCCCTACACCGTCACCGCCGACGAGCTGCGCCAGTTCATCGAACGGGCCGAGCAGCTGGCCCGCGAAAAGGCCGACATCGCCGAGCAGGAGAAAGAGCTTTTCGCCGAGGCGAAGGGCCGGGGCTATGACATCGTCGTCATGAAAAAGGTCATCGCCCTGCGCAAGCGCAAGCCCGACGACATCGCCGAGGAAGAGGCGGTGCTGGACATGTATAAGCAAGCCCTGGGGATGAACTGACATGACCGATGTGAAGATGACCCCCGCCCGCGCCCTGATCCTTGAAACCCTTGCCGCCGAGATCGAGGCGGTGAAGGCCAGCCGCCCCCGGCTGGAAGAGCTGATCGGGCGCTATGCCACCGAACAGGGGCTGAAACTGGTCTTCAGTGGTGGCACCAATGTCGCGCGGATGCGCGGCGTTTCGGCCAGCGCGACCGAGGGCAATGCCGCCGCCCTGACCGCCTGGGCCCGCGCCGCCCGCCGCGCCCTGCTGCAAGGGGGGGCTCTGTGATGGTTTCGCGGCAACAGCATCTTTGGCTGGGCGTGTTGCTGCAGGCCATAAGGGACGCCTTCCGCACATCGCGCAGCGAAAAGGGCTGCTGCACCACGGAGCATCTGGAAACCCTGCGCTGGATCGGTTCGCGGGATTTCCACATGGTTTGCGCCATGGCCGGGCTGAACGGCGTCCGGGTTGAACAGCAGCTGCGGCGCCGGTTGGCCGACTGGCAGAGCGGCGCCTTTGACCCTGCCACGGTGATTTCGCGCTTTGGCGGCGCGGCCATGCACAAGACGGCGCGGATCGCAGCATGATCCAAGTCCGCCCCTATGAAGACACCGCCGCGCATGTGGTGCTGTCGCGCCTTGATCTGAACGACCATATCGAGGCCGAGCTGGTGCGCGGCCAGACAGCAGGCGGTCTTGCGATCTTCGCCGACTGGCGGGCGATGCGGGGCTTCTGGGTGGCGGGCCATGTGTTCTGCACCGCCACCGGCGCCCCCTTTGCCGTGGCGGCGCTGGTGAACACCGGGCAGGCAGGCGTGGCACAGGCCGCCCTTCTGGCCCGCGACCATGCGCAATTCCGCCGCCCGCTGGCCGAGCTTGCCTTGCATCTGTCGGCCGAGCTGCCCGCTTATTGCCGTGCCCAAGGTATTCACCGGGTCGAAGCCCGGTGCTGGGCGGGCCACCCGAGCGCCGCGCGGTTTCTGCGCGCGATCGGCTTTGACTGTGAAACCGACATGCCGGGTTTCGGCGCCGATGGCCGCGCCCATTTCCGGCAATTCGCCCTGTTGCCTCGCCCCGCCCCTGAAACCGAAGGAGATTGACCATGTGCGTTCCCGCCATGCCCAAAGTCGCATCGCAGCGCGTTGCGGCCTATGACAATACCGAGGCCGTCCAGTCGGCCGACATCGAGGCCCGCCTGCGCCGCCGCCGCGCCGGTGCCGCCGCCAATGTGCTGACCAGCCCCACCGGCATCAGCGCCAGCACCGCCACCATGGGGGGGGTCGCCCAATGATGGCCGCCCCGGTGATGGAAAAAGACCCCCGCGCGCAGGAGTGCATCCGTCGCTGGGGCGAGTTGAAATCCGGCCGCAGCCAGTTCGAGGCCGATTGGGAGGATATTGCCCGGCTGATCCGGCCCCAGCGCGGCGGTTTCGGCCTGTCTGATGCCGCGACCCGCGACCTGTCGAAGCCGCTGTCGTCGGAACCGATCATCGCCCAGTCCAGCTTTGCGGCTGGCATCTATTCCGCGATCACCAACCCGGCAAACCGCTGGGCCGGGCTGGAGACCCCCGACCGCGACCTGAACAACTGGAAGCCGATGGCGGAATGGAATGACCGCGCCACCCGCACGGTGCTGAACAGCTTCCGCCCCGAAGTTTCGGGCTTTTACGGTGCGACCTTCCAAGCCTATTCCGACCTTGCTGCCTTCGGCAACGGCGCGGGCTATGACGAGATTGACGAGGGCAACCGCCGCTTCATCGACGTGACCCTCTCGCTGGCCGAGGTGGTCTATGACATCGACGCGCATAACCGCGTGGTCGAGGTGGTGCGCAAGTTCCATCTGACGCCCCGGCGGGCGCGGGCGATGTTCGAGGGCAAGGGCGCGCTGCCCGCCAAGGTCATCGAGATGGATGACAAGGGCCAGACCGAAAAGCTGGTGTTCTATCAACACGTCTGCCGCAACTATGGCTGGCAGAAGGGCAAACTTGGGCCGCAGGGCAAGGCATGGCTGTCGCTCTATGTCTGTGAGGTGGACGAGGCGCTGATCCGCCTTTCGGGCTATGACGAAATGCCGTTCTATGCCCCCCGTTGGGATGTGGACAGCGGCTTCACCTATGGCACCGGGCCGGGTTTCATCGCCCTGCCTGCCGCGCGGGTGCTGCATCAGATGGAAGCGGCGACGATCCGCGCCGCCCAGCGGGCCGCCGACCCCACCCTGCTGGCCCCCAGCCGCGAGGATTGGCCGCTGAATGGCCGGGTGGTGCCGGGCGGCACCGTTTACGGCGGCATGAACGTGCGCGGGCAGCGCATGGTCGATGTCCTGGGCGTGACCGGGCAGGTCAATCTGACGCAGGCGGAAAAACAGGCCAAGGTCGAAGAGATCGCCAAGGCCTTTCATTACGCGATCATGCCCCTGTCGAACCGCACCGGGATCACCACCGAAGAGGTGCGGATCATCGAAGAGGCGAACCTGCGCAACTGGGCGCCCCATGCCGACCGGATCATGGAGGAATACGCCGCCCGCAAGGTGGAACGGCGCTTCCGCCTGTTGTGGAAGGCCGGGCAAATCCCGCCGCCGCCGAAAGAGGCCGAAGGTTTGCCCCTGCAGGTGCGCTATCAGTCCGCCGCGACCATGGCCCTGCGCGCGCGCGAGGGGCTTGCCGTGCGCCAGTTCCTGGTCGATCTGGCCCCGCTGGCGGGGCTGGGGCAGGATCACCTGAACCGGATCAGCGGGCGGATCGACACCGATGCCATGCTGGAAGCCCTGCACGATGCTAGCCCCAGCCTGCCCGCCTCGATCCTGCGCGCCCGCGATGAGGCCGACCAGATCGCCCAGGCGCAGGCGCAGCAGCAGCAGATGATGATGATGGCGCAGGCCGCGCCGGGCGTGGCCAAGGCGGCCAAGGATGGGGCCGAGGCGGCGGCGATGATGGGGATGGGGCAATGACGGAAGCCGAAATTTTTGGCGTGATCCGTTGGTGTGACGGCACTATTACGGTTGGCAAGCTCAGAATGTGCCTCGCTACACTTGTGAAATTCGAGTTTGCCCGCGCCCGACGCCTACATCCAGAAAATTCGGCCTTTGCCATGCGCCCGCTGTTCTACACGGGGTCGCCGTTCGGGCGCGAAATCCTAGAACTGGCACGGGTTGGAGCAATGATGGAGGTGGGTGATCCGGTATGATCCTCGACCGCTTTTCCATCTTCCGGGCCATGTTCCCGGCCAAGGGGCTTGCCGCCGACATGGCCGCCCGCTGGCAGCGCGCCTTTGTGCGCGAGCCGCAGCTGGCCAGCGACATCATCGGGCTGGCCCGCATCCTGTCCCTTCGCCCCGCCCTGTTTCAGGACGGGGCTGAGGTGCCCGAACCGATCGACCCGGTGCGGCTGGCCTATGAACAGGGCCAGCGCGACATGGGCGTGAAGATCCTCGCCCTGGGGGGCGTGACCAATTCCGAACTTGCGAAACTCATGGAGGTTGACGATGCACGGTAAATTCTGGCTGAAGATCCCGCTCTGGCAGGGTGACGGCATGGGCGGCGGCGCGGGTGCCGATCCGGGCGGCGCTGACGCCGCTGCGGCTGCTGCTGCTGCGGCGGCCGCAACCGGGGCTGGTGCCGGTGGCGGTGGCGGCGATGGCAAACCCGCTGGCAAATGGTGGGAAGGTCAGAAGTTTTCGGATGATCACCGCAAGCACCTGACCGCCAGCGGCCTGACGGTTGACGATCCGCTGGATGCTCTGGCCAAGGTCACCGATATGCACCGCCACGCCATGCAGCGGCTGGGCAAAGACCCGGCTTCCATTCTGGACAAGCCCGGCAAGGATCAGAAGCTGCCGGATTGGATGAAGGCCAACCGCGACATCTTCGGCTTGCCGGAAACCGCCGATGGCTACAAGATCGCCCCGCCCGAGGACTGGCCCAAGGACGCCGCCTGGGACAAGGATTTCGAGGCCGAAGCCCGCGCCTTTGCTTTTGAGAACGGACTGCCGCCGCAGGCCGTGCAGGGCATGGTGGGCCTCTACGCCAAGAAGGTCGCCGCCATGAACGGCGCCGCCGAGACCGAACTGGCCGCGGCGAATGACCGGATGCGCAGCGATCTGGTC